TCTCTTTAGGGTCATAGGGCGTAGGTATTCCCTCTCTGTTTCTCTGGCCTTTTCCCTCCAGTATTTTCTACGAAGCGTGTAAGCATCATCTGCCACCTTGAGGCTCCTCCTCGTACTCTCTAGCTTGGTTCATTAAGTCAACAATTACCAACCTATCTAAAGATAAAGCCTCAAGTCCAGCAGGGCTTGTTACTGCTTTCATTGTTTTGTCAATAGCAGACAGAAGTTCAGCGTAAGACTTTAACACCGTTGCCTTACCGTGTCGTCTAATCTGAGATGACAGGGCAGTACCTACAGCAACCCCAGCTATAGGGGCAGCTACAGCAGGAGAAACAAAGGAGGCACCAGTAGCAAGTACAGACAAAAGGGTTGTAGAAAGGCTAATACCTGTGTTGTCTTTTATTATCTGCATCGCCCTTGCCGGAGCGTTAGAGCCTTCCCTGTTTCTTTTGTTTACCATTCTATCTAAGGCTGTTAGAGACCTAAACTGTTGGTCTAACAGGTGGTGTACTTCGTCCCCTTTTGTATTAGCTTTTAGATAGTTGTTTAAAACATTACGAACTTCTTTTGCAGCCATTGCTTGATAAGTTGATACGTCAGCTTCTATTGTTCCTCCTGCTGAGTGTACAGCTTTATCAAACTTTCTACGGGCTTCTAAAATACCTTTTAAGTCGCCACCTTCGTCTTTAATAAGCTGTTGCGCTAGATTTATGTATTTTTTAATTTGACTTTGTGCCGCGTCTGAAGCCAGAGCTACTACGTCACTGCCCATGAAATCTTGCATAGCAAAAGCAAACTCTTCTGATAAATCCTCTATGTCTACCTTCTTGTTTTGAGATTTTACAAAGTTGTTTAGCTTAGTCGCTTGAGATTCTATGTGTTTTTGGATAACATTAAAATTATGAGTGATTGTTCCGTAAGGCTTAAGTCCGGGTATTGTTTGGAGCGCATCTATAACATCGTCCTCAAACGCATTAGGAATCCATGTTTTTGAGCGAAGAGGCCCACTTAGAACTACCTCGTCTGCTGTGCTAAATTTCTCAGGCTCTATCATGTTAGTAATCGCCTGTTTTTCTTTTGACAGTTTTGTTTTTACTCCTAATGCTCTCGCGTCTCTAATTTTCTTGTCTAAGTCTATTAGGTCTGGTCTAGGAGAAAACAAAGCAGCCAGATCAAAAGCAATGCCAAGCGTTCGTTCAGCTTCTGCTATTACTGTAGGGTACTGCTCTTTTAACTGCTGATACCCTTCGTAGGTATTCATGGCAGCCAGCAGACCCTGCTGACCAATAGGAGACTGAGACAGATAATCCCAAGCCGCGCCCAAACTTTCTCTAGCAAAGTCAGGTATTACAACCCCTAAAGCCTCACCAGTTAGTTCACCTCCAGTCCTAGCGGCCTGAGAAAGACCGATAGCTGCCTGCTGACCAATAGGAGCCTGAGACCCCCCAGCAAAACCGGGAGGCGCAGGGATAGCTGCTTCGGCTGTCCTTCGTTGAAACTCAGGGACAAACTTAGCAGCAGCGCCAGCAAAGTCAGCCTCACCAAACCTACGTGAAACGCCCTCAAGGTAAGTTTCTTCATCAGCAACAGAAGGAGGCGGTGGCGTGTCGTTAAGTGCTCTAAGCCTCTCTAGCCGCTGTACTTTGTAGTACCTGTCTAGAAGTTCTTGTTGATTAGACATATTAAAGACCTTATCGTTGTAAAGCTGCTTCTCGTTCCTTTAAGTACTCTTCCTGCTCTTCTACGGTCATATTCAAAAAATCTTCCCGAGAAAGAAGGCCTCCAGTTCCCGGAGCCGCTTTAGCAGGAACAATTACAGAAGGATAGAACGCTTGAGTAAGAGAAGCGTCGGCAGAGTCTCCCATCTTATTAAACACGTTAGTCCTCATGTCGTTGTACCCTTGGATCTTCCTAACGGCAGCGTTTCGGAACTCCGTAAGTATTCTTTTGAGGGATGAAGCGTCTACCCCTATATCTCCTCCGACAACTTGCAAGGTAAACGCCAAGTCCTTATCAGACAAACCAGTACCAGAACCTAAGTTTTTGATGTAGTCTGCAACGCGTTTACCTGACTCAGCAATGAACACCTCAGTGTCTGTTATCCTGCTTAAGTCGTCATACGGAATACCTAACTGATTAAACGCTTTTGCGGTTTTGAGACGAATCTCAGCGAGAGTGCCTGTGTACATATTATCAAGAGTGGGTAATACCCTATCTATGCTCATCACGCTTTCTGCTGACTGCTGTGCTTGAGTACTCAGTTCTATAAAATTTTCTGCTCCGAGGTCAGTTAATTTTTCTTGGAGTCCTTGAGCTATGTTTTCAACTCTCTGAACAGTAGGAGGCGCTTCTTTTAGGCCTAAGTCTCCGGGATTTACAAAAGCCTGTGAGTTTTCGTCCCAAACAGTACCAAATTTACTTTCGCGGTAAACCTGTACTTTGTCGTTAGAGTCCATCCAAGGTTTTAAATCGCCCTCTAACCCGCTTATGTACTTATTAAAAGCGTCATCAGAAACTTTTGACAACTCTAGCTCTTTAAACTGCGCTGGAGTAATCCCTGCTGTTTTTGCTATGCTCATTCTAACAGCCGCTGGCATCTTTTCTTTTATCTTGAACTCTTCACTTCTTAAGTCTTTGGCAACAGCATCCAATGTATCGTGAGATGTTGCTAGTCTAGCTCTTTTTGCTATCTCCGTGTAACCATTAGCTTCTGCTGATGCTGCTATAGCGTTTCTTCTGGCGTTTAGTTCCTCTTGTTCTTTTTGTCCTGCTGTTATTGCAGAACCAGCTTCAGCCATAGCTAACGCTTGCTCAGGAGAGCCAGCAGCAGCAGAAGCAGCCGCAGACCGTTGAAGCAGAGCAGGATCTTGAGTAGCGTACCCCTGAAGTCCTGTCTGAAGTGCAGCCTGTGCTGCCCTACGCTGTTGCTCTTCCCTAATATTTCCGGGAATCTGAGCCAAGCGTCCGCCTACGTTAGCAATCGCCTGTCCAGTGAGCATACCGTATTGAGGGTTAGCTAAAGCCCCTATTACTTGTGGTGAAAAACGTGGCATTAGTTATCTCCTTTAATTACAAACTGCTCAAAAAGTCAAACAGCCCTTCTACGCCAGTTGCTGCTATGTTTCCTAGCCCCTGAACAACGCCCGGTATTACTCCACCGACCAAGTTCGCCTGTCCTAGCCGTGCCGCCAAGTAAGCATCCAAAGCAGACATACCTGTCTCTCCGTAGAGACCAGCGCCCTGACGACGAGCAACGTCTGCGATAGACACAAACGGAGCAGCCGCTGACAACATTCCCAACGCTTGTTGCTCTGGCAGATAAGAAGCACCTAGAGCGCCTAATCCTAACTGCTGTTGCATCTGCTGTAGTCCCATTCCTGTCCCCGCCATTTGAGACATGAGACCAGCATACTGAGAGCCTAGCGCCGCTTGTTGTGCTTGTTCTGCCTGAGCCTGTTGTATTGACATCAGTGCTGCTTGGTTTTGTGCTTCAGTTTGTGCTTTTGATAGCGCAAGTTGTTCAGGCGTTCCTCCAAACTGAGCAGTCTGAACCCCTAGTCTTCCTTGAGACGCTAGACGCTCTTCTAAAGCCAAGCGTTGCCTCTGCTCTTCAGGACTCTGTAACGCCCTGATTTTGTCGTACATCATTGACTCTCTAGCGCCTGTAGGCAAGCTAGACTGGGCCATAAACTGAGCACCTAAGCCTCCAGCTAGTCCCTGTAGTTGACTCATTTGACCCAAACCGGGAACACCTTGAGTCAGATAATAGTTTGCTTGCTGACGTAAGGCTTCCTGTTGCGCTAGGGCGGCAGGAGACAAGCCTATGTTGAAGCCCCCTTCTGGAGTAGCCATGACTTGTCCCGATCCGCTTGTTACCGTAAACGGACGGAACGCAGTCATTCCGGGAAGTTGTGACGCTAGCTGACCTGCAGCAGTCATCGCTTGTTGACCTGTGGTTCCTATGCCTTGGTAGAGGTTACCTAAATCTACATCTGAACCAAAGATGTCTTTCATAAGACTAGAAATAAGACTCATAATGTTTTACCCATCAATGCTAATACGTTAATTTCCTGAATTGAAACCTCAGACCCGTTCATCTCAGTCTCTATACCTACGGTAATAATAGAACCACCGCTGGTTGCGTTAATAGACTTTCTGGTAATAGATGTACCACCAGAAAACTCAGCGATGTTAAACTCTGCGTCTTGGTTGTAGAACGCTATAGAGCTAGTGTCACCACCTAATGCAAACGAAGCTGACTTATAGTTCTCGTCTAAGTCATATGACCACTTAACGAATACCGTTTCTGTACCGCCGCCTACTATTGTTGGTCGTATCTTCTTTAAAAACTTTGTCTTAGACGGATCACCAAAAGTTAAACCGGGGCTAATGTACTTAAACCGATAGGTCTCGCCTTCGTCTAAGTAAGTGTCGTACTCACCTATACCTGACGTTGTTCCTGTGTACAAAGTTCCGTCTGTAGGCTTACGCTCCCATGCTTCAAACTTTGATCCGGGCCACACAGTAGTCCTAAAAGATCCGTTCTCTAGTCTACCCCGTAGGTCAAAACACAGCGTCGTGTTCTCAGCAGGAAACGTAATCAAGTAAAAAGAGTTTTCTGGGCTGTACACAGATGCAGTAGGCTGCGCTCTGTTAGCAATTAACAAAGTCAACTGACTCTGTATATTTCTGCTCAAGTCAGATATAGGCAAAGACTTCTCTTGTATCGCTCGTCCTAAACTGCGCAGTCCGTTTTCTGACATAAACAAAACGTCAGTGCCTATGTACTGCACAGAGTTTCTACAGATGCAGCCTAGTCCTGCAACAGTATCCGTAAGGGCCATAGTTGCTGGAGAGTTAGCACCGCCGTAAACAAGAATGCTGTGTCTACCAAAGATAATCAACGAGTTGTTGTGCGCTGCTAATGCACGTACTTCATCGAACCCGTCAGGCCACGCTTTCTCTACGTTAATAGAACCACTAGAACCACCTGTCCAGTCTGAGCCTATCAGCAAGTCAGACCAGTAAATGGTGTTGTTATCAGTAGCGGTGCCTACGCACCACAACCTACCAAAAGCTGCCAGCGCCTCGTGACAGTACTGAGCAGAAGACACGGACGCACCAGCAACAGAAGACATCTTTGTAACCGCACCGAGTGCGTTGGTGTAAACAAGAGGTTCGTAACCACGCTGGAAGAAATAAGCACCCTCGTTAAAGTTTACGATCTTCCAGTTGTTGTCAGTAATAGAGTACGCTGCAGGAGTCTCATCAACAAGCGTCCCTATGCCTGACAGTATCTTGTTGTTACCTGTGCTAAATAGTTTGTTGTTACCTGCAGAGTCGTAGAAGTAATGAATGTTGTGGATGCGGTCTGAGCCTAACTCCGTGGCGTCAGTCGTTAATACGTTGACTCCTTTACGCGCACCGAGACGTCCACGTTTGTCGATGATTGCGTTGTCAGCAATTTCAGCAAACGAAGGATCTTGAGCCAGCGGAGAGTCTTCGGTGTTGATTCCCTTAAATGCTGGCGCTACTAAATTAATACTCTGTAGTGGCTGAGACATTACGGTGTGTACCAAACAGTTTGATCGGGAACCTTCTGTGCGTCTAACGCAATAGCATCAGATAGGTATTTTTCTGCAATAGCGAAGTACTCAGGTGTTGACGTACCTCCTGTTTCTCCGCGTTCTCGTGCCAACATAGCGATTGCCAAGTGGACAACAGGAGCAGAAGGAATTAAGAGGTTGTCTGTGTTATTCACAAGATCATCACTACGAATAACAGCGTTAATCCTAATAGAGTAGACAGCATCAGGCTTAGGGTAAACACTAATCTGAGTGTCGCCGTTGCTGTCGAGACTATCGTAAGTATAATACTGAGGAGATCCTTCGGCTGGAGTATTAATAAAGTACTGCTCTTCAAACCACGATTGCGGTCTGTACTCCATAAAAATATTGTCAGTGTCGTTAACAACAGTAAGGTCTTTGTAGGTATCTTTGCTGTCTGTAATAGCGTACACATAGGTTCCGTCAACGGTAGATATTGTTTTTACTGTTCTAAGCGCAGACCAGTCCCAAGAAGCCTCAACTAGTTTTTTTGCATCGTTAACAAAGTCACCTACCATTTTGCTGTAGGTGCTTTCAGAAACATTAGATACTTCGTCTTCACGCATACGACGAAGCACATTATTTACCAAATCTAAGTACGTCATTTTATGTATTCCGAAAATAGGTTAGACACGATAGGAGAACCAAATCTAGCCGGGTCGTAAGGATTTACTTGTACTGGAGAAAGTAGCTGTACTTGTTGTGCCATAGCGCCTGCTGTTAGAGGGGAAAATCGAGCAGCCTGTTCTCCAAACGGTCTGTTAAAATTAATATCAGATAAACTAAAGCTAGGCGTATCTATGTCTACAGGTATGTTAACGTCTGGGCCAGTTAAGCTAGGCAAGTTTATCTGTGGCCCTTCCGGCAAATCAGGTAGGGCGTTCCAAAGAGATTCAGCAGCTTCTTTGATGGGCTGCAGTACGTAGTCATCTACGGCGTACCCTGCTTCTTGTATTACATCTACAATAGGTTGAATAACAGCTTGGTTAAATTCGCTTCCTGCCTCTTTAGCTTCTTTAAGTATATTTTCTATTTGATCTACAGTATTTTGGTCGTACTGAAGTATTAGATTTCCTTCACCTTCTTCGTCTAACGCAGCCTCATACGTTATATCAAATCCCTCACCGCCTACTAGGTCTACATCAGGCAAACCAAAATCTACATCAAAATCCCCAAACTCAACCTCTGGAAACAAAGGGGAAGGATCCATAAAAGCAAAAGTACCGTCGTTTCTGATGTATCCTAGACCAGCACTCATAAGAGTTCCTGCGTCTAGTTCTCCGCTTAAACCGTCACGAAGAACAACTCTAGCTACTTCTTCTACAGCGTTAGGGTTTATTGTTGTTGTGCCTTCCTCAAAAAAGTTAGGTACGGTTGTCCCTATAGTTTCTTGTATAGTGTCTGTGATATAGTCAGCGCCTAAAGTTGCTGCAGCGCCAGCAACAATCCCTTGTAGGTCTCCTCCTTCTATTGCCCCAACAGAAACAGCTTTAGCTATGTCAAGGGCTGTGTTGTAATCTGTATGAAGTAAATCTGCTAGATTATTTATCTGGTCGTCAACAAAACCCAAAGGAACTGACTCAGCAAGGGCAGGATCCATGTACTGCAAAGCGTCAGCAGCTTCTAGTATTCCTGCGGTAATGCCTGCAGTAAGCATATCTGCTGGGTTTATTTCTCCTGTCAACAAAAGCTGACCAGCAGCGTTTCCTGCCATTGCTCCTGCTGCTGAAGAAACAGTCCCTGTTGTTAAACCTGTTGCTTGAGCAATAGAACCTGCTATAGAGCTTCCAGATGTTGCTGTAGGGGCTGCAACGCCAGCAGCACCACCTGCTCCACCACCAGCAGCACCTCCAGTACCCAGCATAGCACCTGAAACTACTTTCCCTACTCCATAAGACGCCATGCCTATCAAGATAGCTTTGGCTATTTGCGCTCCTTGATTTCTGCTCTGTTTGTACGTTCTAACGTATCCTGATCCAGTCCAGTGAAACTTATCTCCCTTCTCATTAGTAATAGTTGGAGCAATGCCGTACTTAGCCATCAACGCTTGGTTTTGTTCAGACATTAACCACTGTTGGTACTGACTCTGCCTAGCGTTATAATTAGACTGTCTGAGGTCATCTCTGGCCGTATCTTGCGCAGGTCCATGAGACAGCTTGTCTCCTCCGCTGCGTATTTCAGAGGGCGTGCTTTGATCTATGTCCTCGGCGCTCTACCACGTCT